TATCTGATATCTGATATCTCTGTCGTCATCTAATTGCAGATTATAAGATAAAAGTTTCATGGTGTCATTGCTGATTTCAAATTTGCAATTTCCACGTTCTCTAATTTTTTTCACATTAACAGGCACGTTCAGCCCATTAGCTTTCAATAAATCTTCAGCTATTTCCTTTCTTGCATCTGAATCTTCCGTTTTTACTGTTTCTAAAATCTTATTAATTATTCCTGGTTCCATTGTACTCATTTTTATATCATTTTGCAATACTTTTTCTGAATTATTACTCGCATATTTTTCTTTCCAGTTCTTATACGTGATGTTTGCTGGAACATACTCCGTTTCTCCTGTTTTCTCATTCCTTGAAGCTCTTTCGCCTTCCATGTCGTCAAAATATGGAGCTGTAGTAGTACGACATCTGACATGAAACGGATTCGCAGTGACTCCGACTTCATAGTCTTTTAAGTCGAATACCTTACCATCCATATCCTGACATATGTCCGATGTCCTGTTATCCAGTGTGGCCACTATTTCGTATTTTTCTATACCCAAATCCTGATAGCTTTTAAGCCTTGCCCTGCTTGAGTAAGCCGCACTCTCAGTATACACAAGTCTTGATGCATTTGCTTTCGACACTTTCATTTTCTCGGCTATTTTATCTGCCAGTTTTTCAAGACTGTCGCCTCTGATAAACGCCTGCGTCATTTCAGTGTGAAGAGTATTTATGAGTTTGTCTTTGTCTTCCCATATCCTGTCGCTAAAGTTTTTGCCGTCAGGAGCCCATGGCTTTTTAATAACCGTATTTACAAGCTTATCGTTCAGACTGTATATGTTTGTTCCTACCCCTGTTCCTTTTGCTATCTGAAAAGCTGTTCTGTTGTACTGGTCTTTATAAAGATTTTTAAGATAGCTTTCGAATCCACTTTCACGGCCATTATAAAGCTTTTCTATTTCTCCTCTTACCTGCAACTTCATAGCCTCAAGCCGTTCTATGTGTACCCTTGCACTGGCATTTTCAAGTTCCTTACTCCAATTCTTATCAATCCCGTTCTCTTTTCCGTACTTGATGTATTCATCAAGTGTCCACCTGAATTCTTTAAGTTCTTTATCGTTAAGTATCTTCTTAGCTTCGTACAATGATACATCGTTGTTTTTAGCTATTCTGTTGTACCACACTTCAATATCTTTGTTCAGCCTCGATATAGCCCTCTCATATTCCAGCTGCTGTCTCCGGAATTCGTCTCCCGCTATCTTGTTAAGTCGTTCCTCTTCCTCGATAAATCTGTCCTGCCAATAATTATTTTTACTCATCTATATCATCGAAGTGGTTATGTTCTCCGAATTCCCCGTAATCTTCAGTCTTAATTTTTTCCTCACGTTCCTTCTTCAGCCTTTCCTGTTCTGCCTGAACATCTGTCACCCATGGATGCTGAGCCAGTAACGTTTCTTCAGATATTATTCCAACTGAATTTTTGATGTCCGATATTGCCTGACTTTCATTAACTAGAATATCCCTGTTAAGTACAACTTCAACCTTTTCAGCAAGGAAATCACCCTGTCCAGTATTCTTTAAATGGTTTGCAACAAACCACAGCAGATCTTCAAAACTTGCTTGAAATTCAGTCTCAAAATCATTTGCCTCCAAATCAATTTCAGAATACATCGAACGAATATTAAGCTGATTTGGATTATTTCCAAGCGTATCGGCCTTGCTGTCAAATCCTGCTCCATTTTCGATTATTGTCTGTTTCAAAAGTTTAACTATCGCATCATAGTTTCCTGCATTCACTTCAACCTGTAAGCTTGACACTTCTCCTTCTTCCCTGACCTTTACGGCTCCATATGTTGCCAGATTTCTCCTGAACTCACCCAGGTTCTCACCATCATAGTTCTTTATAACTAGTATCGTGTTCCTGCTATCCTCCTGCATATTGTTCATGAAGTCACTCATAAGCATGTTAAGTCCATCCTGCAGTGATTTTACCCTGTTAAGCAGAGGCTGTTCCAATTCATCAGCCCTGAAACTTATAAGCGGTATTCTTTGCCAGTTATATGGTGTATCGTCAACTGTCAGATATGCTTTTTTCTCAATCAGGTTAAGCTTATTATCGCTTAGTGTGTAATATTCAACTCCTGAGTCCTTGTATAACTCTATATGCGTTTCTTTTTCGTATCTTCCGTTTCTGTATACCTGGTTAACATATTTTCTGATTGCGTATTTAAGTTCTGTATGGTCGTTGTCAGTCCACACAGGTATAACTTCGACTGAATTAATCCTCTTAAATTTCAAATTTCCTTCTTCATCAACATATAAAAATAGCCATCCGATGCCGTTGTTATATACATCAGTGGCTATCCTTTTAATCGTTTTGAGGAATCCTTTATCGAATAAATCATTAAGCAGTTCGTTGTATTTTTCATTGTCAGTACTTATGCTGGGTGTCTTAGATGCTATATAGTTTACTTTCTGTTTTACCAGTTTTTTATACTGATTGTTAACAATCTTATTATTCGGCAAGTTGTTAACAGTTATCAGTTTTCCGTCATCACCTATCGCTGTTCTGTTTCTTTTCAGTATGTCATGCTCCCCTGCATAATATCTGTTACCGTCAAGCATCATTCTGTAACTGTCGCTTGAAAAATGCCACATTATAATGCTTTCAACTTCCGATAAACTTATGTTGTCCTTTTCCATTTTATCTTTTCTCCTAAAAAATCTTTTTATAAACTCAAACATTTCAGCTCCTTAATCAAAAGAAAATGTAGGGCCTTTCGTGTAATCCTCCAGTGCATACCGCATCGCATCCATCAAATGGTTGAAATCGTCCACGGGCTTATTGACCGCATTATCGAACTTGTCCTTATCCCACATATAGTTTGATATCTCGGTAATGAAGTTAACGCATCGCGGATGTATTATGATTTTATAATCCTGGATGTACTGGATTCCATTGTTGATGCTGTCCTTACCTTTTCTTGAGTTCCTTATTCCCTTAAGTCCTAAGTCATAAAGCTCGTCTATTGACTTCGGCTCCTGACTGTCGGCGATTATTTTTTCCTTTCCGTATCCTTTACGGATTATCTCTTCCGCTATTTCCCTGTTCTTCATGGCATTCTGATATATTTCATCAAAAACGTATATATTTCTGTTCGACACGTCTATCAACCCACAGAATAAAGCGGTAGGGTCGTTCGCGTACCCGAAGTCAAGTCCGAATGCTGATTTGACTCCATGTATTTTTGCCACTTCTGTATAATCAAATTCCTTTTCTTCCCAGTTTTCATAAACAAGTCCGTCTACTATCCCCCAGTTTCCAAGCCCTGCAACCTGATAACGTCTAGGATTGTTTTTCTTCATGTCCTCAAACAGCTTTTTATCGCTTTCATCAAGCCATTCGTTGCACATGTAGTTCGTTGTCTTTGCCATTATGTTTTCATCTTCGGCATCAAAAAATCTTTTTTTGAGCCAGTGCCGTTCGTTCCAAGGGTTAAAGCTGATTATAAACTGCTTGAATAGCGGCGGTTTAACGACACCCCTGATACTTTCGTCAAGCATATTGAAATCCTGCTCCCTGTTAATTTCGTATGCCTCCTCGCACCAGCACCAGCACAAAACTCCTTCTGATACAGATATCGAAGTTATCTTAAGCGGATCATCAAATCCTCTAAATAAAATTTTCTGTCCCGTAGGTTTATATGTTATTTCAAGCGGGCTTTCTTTAAATTCCCAGTACTCAAGTACACCCAGCCTGTTAATTGCCCATCTTAAATCTGAATAACAGCTGTCCTTAAGGGTTCTGTATACCTTACGCACAACAAGTGTATTTGCACCTCTGTATTTCATCATGCTGTATATTATCCACAGAGCCACGGTCTTGCTTTTCTTACTTGCCCTTGACCCTTTCACGACTTTATATCTGCCCTTGAAATTCCAAAAATCCTTATATCCTTTCCCGACTAAGTCAGGCAGTCTGATCTTCTTACTCTTCAAGTTCATCCTCACCCACTATCATCACAGGCAGTACTCCTTCAACTTCAACCTTATCGGTAAATAGCCTGTACCGTTTCCCAAGCAGTTCTGCCGCCTTTATTCTGTCCTTAAGTCCTATCTGCTTTTCAATTATCCTTGCATCGCTGCATCCGTCTCCAGTACCTTCAACTACAACAACTTCCTCTTTTATTTCGCCCCGCATTGACGATGTTAACATCTCAAGTACTTCCTTGGCAGATGCAGTTCTTTCAGATTCTAATTTTTGCATTAGTTCCTCAACATAAGCTTTTATGTCCATTTTTGTCAAGTTTTCACTACCAATTTTTCTAGCTGTTCTTTTACTATATCCAGCTTTTATTGCGGCTTCAGTAGCATTTCCGCACGCTACGTAGTACTCACAAAAAGCTTTCTGTCTTGCATTTAATTTCAATGCTACTTCACCTCCATTTCCGTTTCTCAAAAAATAAAAAAAGACAGCTTTTACACTGTCTTCTGATAGCCAGGCGTATGGCTCATGAATCCCGCCTCAGCAAAAAAAAATATCTCGGATTTCCTAAAACCTTAAATTTCCATTCTAACCTATTATAACACATATAAATTTTTATACAAGGACACGAACCGGACATTTTCATTAATTTTTTTTAATAATTCATTATGTCCTGTATCACGTTATCCGAAAAAATTAATGCCCTCAACCTGTTTATAAGCCTGTTTTTCTGACGCCTTATTGTCCTTTCATCCACATTGAATTTCTCGGCTACGTATTCAAGTGTCATTTCCTCAAAATATTTTAATTCGATAATTTTATAATATTTATCGTCCTCGATATTTTTAAGTGCGTATTCTGTCATGTTCACGGCATGTTCAAGCCGCTCTATTTCTTTTTCGCAGTTCTCTATCATATTTTCGATTTTTTCGACTTCTGAGAGATATTTTTTAGTTGCCTGAACATTTACACCTGTTTCTTTTTTGGAAAGCAGGACGGGGGCATTCTGTAATCCTGAGAGCCTCTCACGTTTAACCTCTATGGCCCCTTTTAAATATTTCAGCTCATACAGTAATTTTTCTGTTCTCTGGAACGGAGTCAGGTTTTTCTGTATTTTAAATTCCTTGTCCTCCTTCAGTATCTTTGCCACTTCCTCCGCTATCGCTCTTGCCGTTGCCATTAATATTCCTCCTTTGTCCTTTCGTTCATGTTCTTAAGCCATTTTTCATGATGTACTTTCAAGAACTCCTCTTCTGTCGCTCCTACATAATCCGAAACAGCCAAAATACTACCTAAGATTTTGTTCTCGGTAAATATTTTAAAATCTTTTATTGTAAGTAATATACCTTCCAAATTTTCTGTTAATAATAGTTTCTTTTTACTATGTTCAACTAAAAATCCATCTAAAAACGGTATTATTTTACCTTTGGTTTCTTCATCCTTTGCGTTTATATAGCTAAGATAAAAATGTAATACATCCGAAAGTTCTCCCAAAACTTTTGATTTATTAAATTTTTCAGTACTGTTCTTCCAATAATTCCATTCGTTTTTAAGTTCCTGAGCCAGCTCCCCAATTTCTGTTATCAAAGCAACTTGAATACCTTTAATCGTTCTTTTTCTAGCTGTTTCTTTTTCACTGAATTTCTTATCTAGAATTCTTTGTCTTTTCAGCAGTTCTTCAATATCAAACGTTTTTAATACCTCTTCTTTTATATTTTCGTTACTATCTGATACACCAAATAATAAATTACCAAGTTTTATTTCAAGTGCTTTGGCAATATTATTTAATACATCTATTGATATAGGATTTGTGTCTGTTTCATAACGTTGAATACTTTTTACATTCATTTCGATTTTACGAGCCAGTTGCTCCTGTGTCATCTTTTTTTTAATTTTCTCCATTTCTTAATTCTTTTCCCTACTGTTTCATTATCCATTGTTCTTCACTTCCTTATATTTTTCTATTCTCGCCTTCAGGCTCTGCAGCAGTTCCTCCTGTATGTCGCCTTTACTCTGCAGTGCCTTCATGACATCCTCGTCACGTGTGTTCCCGCACACAAGGTGATGGATTATGACTTTCTCCTTCTGCCCCTGCCTGTGAAGTCTTTTATTTGCCTGCTGATAAAGTTCAAGGCTCCAGTTGAGACCGAACCATATGACGTGGTTCCCTCCGTCCTGCAGGTTTAAGCCGTATGCCGCACTTGCGGGGTGTGCAAGCAGGATGTCAATTTTTCCGCTGTTCCAGTCCTTTTCGTCCTGCACTGTCTTAAGCTCCCTCACTCTGAGTCCCGACTTGGCCAGTGCACCTTTCATCCTGTCAAGATCATGCTTGAATGCATAGAACACCAGTGCCGATTTCCCGTTGAGTTCCTCCACCAGTTCCGTGAACCTCTCAATCTTGCACTTATGGATTTCATGCACCTCCCTTTTTTCATCGTACACAGCTCCGTTACTTAATTGTAACAGTTTGTTTGAAAGTGCCGCCGCATTTGCGACTGTTATTTCTTCAAGACTGTTAAGCTCCAGTATCATCTGCTTTTCTAGTTCCTCGTACTGCTTCCTTGCTTTCGCATCAAGCTCCACACTGACTATGTTGTCCACCACGTCAGGCAGTTCAAGGTAATCCTCCGCCTTCATGGACACGCATATGTCAGCTATCCTGTCCATGATTGACTTGTCCGAACCCTGCTTGAGTTCGTATTCTCCATACGGATTGTTCCCGTACCTGTAAAAATTGAAGTATCTCTCCCTGAATGCCGTTATGTTTTTCCCCAGCCTTTCGCCCTGATCCAGCAGGTAAATTTGTGCCCATATGTCCTTCAGTCCGTTCGGTGCGGGGGTTCCTGTAAGCCCTACAAGTCTTTTGATTTTCCCAAGCACAAGCTTGAGTGCCTTGAACCTTTTGGCCTGATGGTTTTTAAAACTTGAGAACTCGTCTATTACGACCATGTCGAATGGCCAGTCGTTTCTGTAGTAGTCCACAAGCCATGGGATGTTCTCCCTGTTAATCACGTATATGTCGGCGGGGGTGTTCAATGCATTAATCCTTTTTTTTTCGGAACCCAGTACCCCCGAAAATTTAAGGAGCTTCAGGTGGTCCCATTTTTCCGCCTCCCTGAACCATGTGCTTTCTGCAACTTTTTTTGGTGCTATCACAAGCACCCTGCTGACCTCGAACATGTTAAGCTTAAGTTCGTCTATGGCCGTAAGCGTTATTATCGTCTTTCCCAGTCCCATGTCAAGCAGAAGTCCGACTTTTTCGGTGCTTATGACCTTGTCGATGCAGTATTTCTGATAGTTATGGGGCTTAAACTTCACTGCGTCCTCCCCCCTTCTGTTTTTAGTATCCCGTCAATTTTTTCCGTGGAATCTGCGACATACACCCTCTGACCGTATGCCCTTATTTTTTCAATCTGCCTGTTCTGTAATGGTCTCGTTAATTTCCCTGTCGCCTTAAGCTCCACGAAAAACAATGTTCTGTTCGGCAGAAGGCATATCCGGTCAGGTATCCCGGCATGCCCGGGGCTCACAAATTTATATGCGGTGCCTCCCATTTTTTTCACTTCGGACACAAGGTATTTTTCGATTATACTTTCCAACATTTTTTGCCTCCTTATTTTTACCCACCTACAATCTTCACATACGCGCGTATATAGAGACTATAAAATAGGTAATTTAGGTAATTTAGGTACGTATAACAGTATTACCTAATTTATCTAATTTATCTAATTTAACCT